TATCGTATTTAACAATGTTATCCAAATTAAACAAACTTAGTTTAACTTCTGCTCAATTATTTTTAGAAAATTTTAAACTTAATCAACATGCTGAATCTATTAAAGCAAACCAAGAATTAACTAACAACGACATACATAGAGAAAATTTTATAAAATTTTTATCAGATTCTCGTGACTGGGCTTTTACATACATTGAAGATGTTCAAAACGGTTTAACCAAGTTTGTTAAAGAAGTTGATCCAAGTATTAATTATTTTTCAGAATTTAGCACTTTATCTGAAGGTCATCCACTACATGATAGTATGAAAAAAATATCTATTGCATATCAAGATTTAAAAAAGTTTTTACCAAATGAATCAGAAATAAATAATACATAATGGAATTTTATTATTTTGGTGGAAATTTTACTCCAGTTTTAAATGAAATTAAAAAATCTAAGTTTACGGGCGTTATGTTTACTTATGATGCAATGCAAGGTGATATATTTACAAGAATAGTACAACAGTTAAAGCCTGATGAAAAAATTAAATATTTAGTTGCAATAAGACCTTATACCATGTCGCCTCAATATCTTTGCATGATTAATCAAAGTATGAATTTAATTATGGGGAATCGGTTACAAATAAATTTTATTTCTGGATATACAAAAGATCATGAAAAAGATTTTGGTGGAATTATGGGAGAGGTTAATGATCTTTCTGGTAGTGATAAAAAATCTAATTATCTTATTGAATATTTAAATATTTTAAATACGATGTCAGGAAATAAAAATAGTTTATATCCATTAGATTTTTATGTATCAACAAATAACGAATTTGTAGAAAAAGTAGTAAATAAATATAATAATAAAATAATTTTACCGTATAAAAATTATAAAAATGGATATTGGGAAAAAATTAATGAAAGAAAAATAGAAGTAACTACTAATGAACCTTTAAACTTAAATTATAATAATGTAATGTTAGCAATAACGCCTATTCTTAGAAAATATCAAAAACAATTAGATGAGTTACCAGAAGAATATGCATACCGACCCGTTTGGCGTAAAAACGAAAAGCCACATGCAGTATCAGATATTGAGTTTTTTACTTATGATGAATTTAGTATTTTTATAAAAAAACTTAAAGAAAAAGGCATAAATCAATTACTTATAAATGCTTGGCCCGCTAGGGAACATGCAGTAATTATGCATTACATTGAAAAATATACACAGTCAAAAGAATTGGAATCAGAAAGAAATGACTGATTTCATAGCAAAAATATCCTAGGAGGAATAATGAATAACTTGCTAAATGATAAAACTAAAGCAATGCTAGCATCATATGGACGATCTGTTCTTGGTGCAGCAATTGCACTTTACATGGCTGGCGTGACTGATCCAAAGGATCTATGGGCTGCACTCGTTGCTGCTATAGCACCCGTTGCATTGAGAGCGCTTAATCCTAATGATAAGGCGTTTGGTATTTTGCCTGACGTTGCCGAAGTTGAAAAAGCACTTAAGTCTGCAAAGGTATCAAAAAAGAAAACTACAAAGAAAAAGTAGTTTATTTAAATAGAAGGGGCAAAATAAAAATTGCCCTTTCTATTTTTACAAAAGGATATTATGGATTTTGTTTATATTTGTAAAGAAGGAATTAATGAAGAATTAAAGTATTCTATTAGGTCTGTTGTTAAAAGTTTTCCAGACTCAAATATATGGGTTGTTGGCGGTAAACCTGATTGGTACATAGGAAATTATATTGAAGTACATCAAATACATACTAAATATAAAAATGCTGTAGAAAATTTAAAAACAATTTGTTCTTCACTACAAATATCTGATAAATTTATTTTAATGAATGATGATTTTTATATTATTAAAAAAATAGATAACATAGATACTTTTCATGGTGGTTATTTATTAAATAAAATAAACTTATATCAAAAATTAAATGGTAATTCTAATTATACTAGAAAACTTAGTGCTACATATAAAAGATTAAAGGCTATTGGAATTGATAATCCATTAGATTATGAACTACACGTACCCATGGTTATGGAAAAACAAAAATTGCAAGAGGTATTGGATAAAAATGACCAGTTTTTATGGAGATCCATATATGGAAATATATTTAAAGTAGGTGGATCAGAGATGCAGGACGTTAAAGTTTATACTAAAGGTCCATTAGTTTTTAAATCTTATAATTTAAACATAGACAATCACACATATCTATCTAGCGCAGATAGTTCTTTTAATGTTATTTGGAATAATATACTAAAGATTCAATTTAAAGAAAAAACTAAATTTGAGAAATAATGTCTAAGTATTTGTTTTTTAAAATAATTGGGGAAAAATTGTTAATTCCAATATTATATGCCCGTTCTTTATGTGGTACTTTATCTTTAATATTAATATAATCATCAATTGTTTTTGCTAAAGCCTTTAAATCTGCTTCAAACAATTCAAGTCTAATCTTGGTTCTAATCGTTCCTATTGAATTACTTTTAACCAACCACTCTGAAGGTAAAACAAAGTTATTAGGGGATACATCAGTCATAAAAACTGGCAGGGCACTCATAAGAGCCTCATTCATAGGCAAACAAAGACCAGCATAACGTCTTGGTAATACCATAGCATCAAATCCATCATACATACCTTCTCTGTTGTCTGGATTACCAATCTCAATTTTAAGCCTGGAATCCTTAATGTTTGTTTCTATTTCACTTTGACTTTTAATTACTAACTCATAATCTGCTTTAGAGTGTTTAAGCATATCAATAACAGTTTCAGTACCATTTCTATCCTTTGCTGCTTTTTTACCAGCAATATGCAATATTCTGTTATGTGATTTAGATAAATTATTTTCTTTTACTTTACTAAACAACTCTTCATTTGTTGGTGGTGGAAGATGAATAACTTTTGTTTTACCACCAAACATTTTTTTAATGTGTTCAATTTGCCATATACTTGGAGACAAAAGTACTGTTGGCAAAGGTAAATTGGGGTTTGATAAATGTCCAAATAATTCATAATTATATTGAAGAATTGTTTTTACATTATATTTGTTTGCATATTTTATAAAGTTTTGATCATAAAATGTTTCACAACTTAATACAATATCTACGTCACCTAAAAACATTTTTATTTGTTGTATAGATGGAAATCCATTACTCCTGATACAACTATATTTTTCATACCATTCAGGATGTTGTATATTTTTGTTAAAAGGTGTTGAATCAATTAAAAGAATTTTATCTGGATTAAGCATATTTACTAGTTCTTTAGTTTGATTACCTAATCCAGTATTATCAGATCTTGCAATAATTCCTAATCTCATTCTTTATATCCCCAAATATCATCATCACTCGTATATTTTCTAGTACCTTGGCGACCATCTAAATGATAAGATCTTTTAATATCACCTTCTGGATGATAAATCCAAAGTTTATGAGATTCCCATCCATAATGTTTGCAATCTTCTTGAACTTTACCATGAAATCTATCCTCAATAAAAGTTTTTTCATCAGAAAAAGGTAAAACAATATCTCTATAATATTTTACAGTACTTAAATGAGGTCGTTGACTCCATTGAGATGTTTTCATAAAACAATCTTTAAGTTCAATCATTAGATGATTATGGCTTTCTGGAATTGCTATTTCATGATGAAAACGAATTGTGTTAGCACTTCCATACTCAATTAAATCAAGACACTTATCCCAATCAATTGGTTGATCTGTTGTTAATGGAGCATCTCCTTCAACATATAAAAGAAGAGATGTTTTAATTTCATCAATAGTTTTACGCATCATCGTAGTTTGATGACTATGCTTTTCAAAAATTATTGGCAATATATTTTTATATTCATGTAAACATTTCCAAAGAATTCTATTTTTATATTCATCGTAATCTTTTTTTCTATGTTTTTGTTCTTTACGTAATCCATCAATTTGCATAATAATTTCATTATCTGGAAAATGAAATCTAATAGATTTAATAGTTTCATCTATTATATCGGTTTCTGGGTGTGATGGAATTATTGATGTTGCAAGTATAATTGTTATATCTCTTTTATGCATTTATTTGTTCCATAATTTTAATTCCTAAATCTCTTTTATATTTAATCCACCACGCTACTATTTTATGCATATTTGCAGGATATTGTTCTAATAATTCGGGAATTAATGTACGCAATTCAGACCAGTCAGTGACACCAACAGTAGGTATTTCATAACCAAATAAATAACCATAAAAATCCTTATTAACACCCCTTGCATCTACCTTATCAAAAATTGGTAAGCACAACATTTCTATAGATTCAAAAAACCTAAAGGTATCAATTGTTGCAGCCCCAGAAGGCGCTGGAGCAATTTTGGCACTAGATAAAAATCTATAATAGTCTTCTGGTTTTTCTCCCTGTGCAAAACCTGCTGTAGGATTAAAAAGGGAATTTGGTATAGTTGGCATTACTTTTGCTATTTGTTGTCTTCTTGCATGTGTTATTTGCCCACTAAAATATACATCATAATCTTTTGAAGGATATTCTAAAATTATTTTTTTTAAATGTTGTGGAACACCTATTGGAAGTTTATTTAAATTTTTATGTTTTTCAGATGGATATTGTACCCATATTTCTGTATTTGTATGATTTATTTTTTCAATATCAAACCTGTTTTCTTCGTCACCAGTAATGAATAAAACTAATCTTGATATATTTTTTATTTCTTCATTTATATATTCCTCATAACCAATATTTTGTGGACCAGGAATAACAACAAAAGCCTTATCTGTTTTGGGTATTGATGTTACTTTAATTTGTTCAACATTATATTTATCAAAAATTTCTTTTAATATTGCATAATCCCACTTATCGCTGGCACAGTCATTTGAATTAAAAGAATATAGGTAACATTTATGTTGATTCATTTTTATTATTTTTTATCCATATAAAAATCAACCATTTCTTTCATGCTATCCTTCATGTTATGTTGTGGTTTCCATCCAGTTTTTTCTTGCAATAAAAATGAATTCATAAATTGTTTTTTAATTTCAACCCCATTGTTTGGAATTATTTCATGTTTAATATTTTCTCCGATAGATTCTTGAATAATATTAAATACCTCAAGTGTAGAGTATCTTTCTCCAGACGATATGTTAAATGACGAAATATCATTAACTGTTTCTATATATGAAAGTATATTATTATATGCCAAAACAACATCTTTAACATTAATATACTCTCTGATGTCCTTACCACTATTTCTTATAGTAAAGGTTGTATTATCTTTATATGCTTTTATAACTCCAGGAATTAATCTTTGAACATTATTATCTCCAGTTCCATAAATATTACAAGCACGGGTAGTTGCCAAAGGCATATTATAAGTATTCCTGTATGAGTTACACATAATATCCGTAATGGATTTAGATGCATCATAAGGATATATTCCGTTAAGAATATGGTCTTCAAAATATTCACTACCCTTAAGTTCACCATATGCCTTGTCACTAGATGCAACAATAATTGATTTACATTGGTTATATTCTCTTAACGATTCAAGAACATTCAGAGTACCAACTGAATTAGTATAAAAGGTATTATATGGATATTTAATTGAATCATATGCCTGAGTTTGTGCTGCAAGATGTATAAAATATTCTGGTCTTGACCTTGCTATAAAAAAATCAATATCAGTTTTATTGGTAACACTTCCATATACTTTGTTAGTTTTATTAGATAATTGAGTTTTGCTATGTTCGTCTTTTAACAAGACAAAAACATTCCATCCCATAGATAAGTAATGATTTGAGAGATGTGATCCTAATAAGCCTGTTGCACCTGTAATTGATATATTTTTCATTTTATTGTCTTTTCTCAAAATACCAATGTGCTTCATGGTTTTTTGCTAAAAATTCTCCAACATAGCCAAAAGACTCTAAGTATGAAATAGTATCTTCTGGAGTTGTGTCATAGTCACGAATACCTAAATCATCATGAATTGATACAAATATTTTTAAGTTGTTGTCTCGTAATGTTTTTTCTGCACCCTTAAACACAAGAAGTTCTGCACCTTCTACGTCAATGTTTAAAACATCTGGAACAATACCAACTTCAGAAACATAGTCATCTACCTTAATCATTGGTATGTTTTCTGTATTGTCATGAATGTATGCGTATTTATTTCTATCAATAATTGGTCCAAGATATTTTTCTCCCCAGGCATTTAAATCACTGCCCTTACGAGTATCTGTCGTATTATCACTCATTAGTCCAGCGTAACATGCCATGGGATCTACTGAGTAATTTTTATACCACAATGCATGAATATTTGCCCAAAATTCAGGAGTTGGCTCAATCAATACCATATTTTCTGGTCCAACAATATCAGCATAAACTAAGTTACACCATCCAGACTCTGTTCCAATATCAAAAAATATATCACCTTTATTAAGGTGTTGCTTCATGCTGTAAATTCTTTCACTTTCCCAATAATCCCAAACATCCCAATCAGCCAATGGCTCATTAAGTTTTAGCCTGTAGTCATAATTTTTTGTTTGTCCTTGGCGAAGATATGGAACTGTTTTCCATTTGATATCTGATCTTTCTATAAAATTCATAGACCCAACTCCTTCATAATTGATGCCCAGCGATGGACATATGTGTGTTCTTTCTTAGTTCTTTCATGCCCTGCAGTTCTAATATTTTCTCTTGACACACCATCTAAAATATATTCATCTATCTTTATTTTTAGATCTTCTAAGTTTCCATGCTCATAAAAGACAATCTCTTCTTCATCTTTAAAGTATTCT